TTTCTTGAGTATCCCAGTAAACAACATTGAGAATCTTCTACGCAGACGGTCAATAAACTTCTGGAACTTTACTTCGTCCCTAGAGATCTCGGTTGATCGTCCTAGTGTAAACTGTGCTTCTTGTTCCAGACGATTGACAGGTACATTCAATGAACGGTACAGTCTCTTCTGGAAGTACAGGATGTCATCAATCTGACCAAGGTTCTCACCGCCTGGCAATGTACTTATCTCTGTGCCACGACCACCTTCTCTACGAGGCAACCAGAAGTCTTCGAGCATTGACATGTGCTTGCGGTCATCTTTTAGTTGACCTGTACTGGAATCATATACAATCTTGTTGCGATACCGAGACATGATGTCACGCATATACGCTTCAGATTTGTTACGTGGCATGTTACCCACATCGATATAGAAGATTCGACGTTCTGGTGCACGGGCCAAACGATAGATGACCAAGGAGTCTTCCATCATGCGTAACTGGTTGATTGGTTTTAGTGCCTTGTGGAGATAGGATACTACCTGCTTCTTGCTGGGGTCTAGTAGACCACTCGACACATATGATACTGAATCGGGGGATAACCTTACCCCTTGGTTGGTTCCTGCCTTCTCTTGATAGATATAGAACTCAGAAACTTTCTCTACAACTTTTGCACCCGTTACAGGGTCTTTCTTGTGTTTTACTTCTTTTACTTTACGAATCTTAGCAGCATCAATCGTTCTGATCTCTTGGATACCTGCTTTCAGATTTGATTCATTCGCTACAAGGTGGTGGTAAATACGACCATCTACATAGAATGAACGGAATATATCATGACCCAGATCGGTGAATTTCAACATTGAATAGATGTTGTTGAACTCTTCGGTCATTTGTTTCTTGATACTGTCTGGAGCCTCTACCTTGTCCAGATTAATTTCACACGAGACATCCATCTCGGAACCCACAATAGATTCATTGACAATGTCTTCGATTGCAGCATCTACTTCTGGATGAGTCGCAACTCCACGGTACTTGACTATGAGTTGTTGGTTGTCCTTTGCCTGACTACCTTCCATGTCAATATATTGACCATAGTGGCTACCAGACGCAGTGACATAACCCGCACCATCTTCATCGGTGGGGGCAACAATCGACTTTAACTTGTCTTTCTCTTTCTCAGGTTTATCCTGTCTCTTGATTTCAAAACCAAAGAGTTTGAGAATACTATTGTCTTGTTCTGCCATTACTTTCCTCATAATAAAGGGGTAGGACTACCCTACCCCTCTACTTATAACTAGATTAACTAGTTGTGTCAGATTCCCAGTATTGTACTTGGAACTCTACTGTGAACTCTTCCACGGTATCTACTGTCTCATAGCTTACGTCAATAGCACTGACGTTCACTGGGAAACAACCACGGAAGTTGTACTTCTTGATCACACTTTCGTCACGATCTAGTTGTTCAACAATCAAGTCTGCCTGATAGTCAATAGGGTTAGTCAAACCAGTGTTTGCACTGTGACTATTGATACCATTCATCCATCGTTCCATTGCGTTACGAACATTGAAGTCCGTATCGTTCAGGACAGTGACAGACCATGTCTCAAATGTGCGGTCACCCGCAATCTTGAGTTGTCTACCACGGAATGGTATTTCAATAACATTCATGACTGAGGCAGGTAACTGAGCTGTCTTACACAGGAAGGATGTCAGTTCGACATCTCCTCCCGCATAGCCAGGAAAGTTGACTGTTGCCTTGAACAGATTAGGACGAGCACCGCCCCCTCTGAGTTTCGATTTGAAATCGTCTACGCCTAAAATTGCCATTTCCTACTCCTTATACTGTGCCAACGACTTCTTCAAACTCGACACCAGTTCTAACAGCGACAAAGTTCAATGTCACATAGTTGATAGAACGAGCAGGTTTGATGAAGATGCTTGCGATGAATTCGTTGCGATCAACAACAGCAGGGGTGTTATTCGTTTCGTCACATTGTACACGGAAGTCCGTGATACCACGGCGTCCCTGAATCTCACGAAGGAATGGTTCAACGATGTTCACGAACTCCGCACGAGTAAACTCGTCGTTGAACTCAAACATTACGTTGCGTCCTGCAATTGCGATTGCTCTCTCAACACCCAAGAACAAACGACGAACATTGATTCTGTCGAATGCGGATGGTCGTGACTCGTTGGTCTTATCACCAAAGAGCATGATACCCTCGCCTGGGATGTTAGCAATCGGGTTGATGCCTACTTTATATAATGCATCTCGTTCTGCCTTAGTCGGAGACACGATGATATCGGTAATACCTTGATATCGTCCTCGTCTTGAACCAGCAGGGGAGAACCACGGTGCAGCGACTAAGTCGGTAGCAGCCATGAGTCCCGCAGTGGATGATGCAGCAGGAATCTTGATGTATTTGTCGTTGTACTTATCAAAGACTTTCAAGTAGTTGTTGTCTTGTACTAAGTAGGATGACTTAGTGTAGGTATTGTTACACGCTAAGATAGCGGTGTTAGTACCAGTGACTACTACAGCGTTACGAGAAGGTGAGGCAACTGCCACACAGTCCTTACGAGTAGTACCAGCAATAGATACAAGGTCATTTACAATCGTAGTTGCGCTTGCGTCTGCGAGTGATTCGGGGGCAATCAAGAAGTCTACTTCGATATTCTCTTTGTCCTCAAACTTGTCAAATCCACGTAGCATGTCATCAGTTCCCAGTGAACTTGAAGTTACACCAGAAGTGAATGACCACTCGTTTTCAATTTGACTAGCACCCCACTTAACATCCGCCTTGAAATCTTGTCCAGCAGTTGTTGCGTTACTACCCCACAGTGCTCCACTAAAATCGTTATTACCGGAGACTGAAGTAATCGCATTAGCACCAGCCGTAGTTTCTGTTACTGTGACTGAAGACGATTCTTTAGTGAAAGTCGGAGCGGCCGCGACTGCACCAGCACTCTTGAAGGTAAATACGATGTTTGTACCAGAAAGACTTACCGTATAAAGTAGGGAACCATAATTTGTCCCACCTTGAATAGCAGTAATCATATCAGCATGAGAGGTGTAAGCCGCACTACCAATAGTTACTGTCGTAGTTCCGTCCGTGACTGTTAATACAGTTGTCACACTGGCAGTTCCCATCGGTGCACTATAAATACCAGCAACAGCAGGAGTGGTTGAAGTCGTACCAGTAGTCCATGCATTAGTTGCATACAACCAGTTAGAACGAATCTTCAGAACATCGTAGTAGTAGTTTGAAGTTCCGTCAGCTGCCTTTGCGTTTTTGGCAACAGACAAGAATGGGAATGTTTCAAGAACTGTTCCAGCAGTACCAGTAATCTCACCGTCTTCGTCAATGACCGCAACGTGGATCTCATCGTTCTTACCGCCGAGAGCAGTAACATAAGGTGATGAGCCAGGCGCACCATCAAACTGGTCTTTGTATGTCCATGCATTGAAGTTCGTCACTCCACCGTTATCGGAGTCAGAACCCAAGATAGAGACCTTTAGTGAGTTACCCAGTTCGCCTGGATATTTTGCAATGAATGCACCATCGGAACTATCAAGAGTTAGGTTCTCAAATGCGTCCAAGTTGTTGACTGTTTGTGCAGTCAAACTACCGAGGCCGGTGTGGTTTGCAACAGAGTTTCTTGCGTCAGAATCCTGTTCGCGTACAACAAACATAGAGTTCGAGTAACGTAGAAAGTACGCAGCAGAATGGAAATCTACTGAAGTATCGTCGGTTGGTGCTGAGAACGTACTTACCAACCCAGTCTCATCTGAGACTAAAGTTGCTACGCCGACAGGCCCCCAACCAAAGTTCCCCACAAATGCACCAGTTGAAGTCTGAACGTTAGGCACTACGCCTGTAAGATCAATCTCTTTAACTGTTACAGCAGGAGAAGCAGAGGGTGTAAAAAGTGCCATAACTTTTATCCTTTGTATCTATTATAAGTGATCATAATACGGTTATATTCAATACCTTTATTTATACAATTACCATTCTTCAACACCTATACCAGTGCCCTCAAAGGTATGCCATCCCATTTCTCTCTGTTCTTCTTCTACGCGAACATCATGGAGACCATCATCAATGAAACCGACAGGTGGAACATCGTCCTCTATCTCTTTCATCTTCTTGGCAAACATAATCTCCTTGAGGTTGATGTCAGTCAGATCAGCAAAGAACTGAGACGATACGAAGTAACCAAACATGACCAGATTCATCATCAAGTCATCGTGGTTACCGTCCGAGGCCTCGAAGGATTGTCCCTTGGATACAAAGGTAGATATCTCTAGGATAGTATTTTCGTCTACGATATCTAGTTTATTCTCTTCTAAGATATCTTTGATTGCTGAACACCCAAGACGTTTCACCTTACGATTCATCTCAATACCAATACGGTCTGCCTTGATTGCCGACTCCATATGGATGTTCTCGTACTCTAGATCTTGATATAGTCCTTGACACACTAGAGTGCCTTGGTCATTTGACTCTATGACCACATATGCTTCATTCCAGAGTTTTGCGTACTTATATATAACATTAGGAAAGAGTATTGGAGATATAGTATTATTGCGATAAACAGCAACCTGCTTAAAGGGTCTCATGCTAATGTCGATAACGTTAAACGTAGAATAATCCTGTCCTCTTCCTTTTGATACGTCCACAGTCATGACATATTCATGGTCTTTCTGTGGGGTATCGTAGACAAGTAGATCCGCCCCTTCAAGCGCTTGTTGTGGCGGTTTTGCCCTAAATGATAGCAGTGTCTCGGCATTGATCAGAGTATCACCTGTACCAAAAAAGGTATTGCCAAACTCTTGGTCAAACTGTAACTGAGAAGTGTTGGAGATTGTTTGTCTCTTCCACTCTGAGTCACGGCCAGGCACATCATACCAGTTCACAGTGAACGGGACAAACTCATTCACTTTTTGGACTGCGCCTTCCCATATCTTGTGAAAAGTATTACCGATACCATTAGCGGTAGAAGTGATGATTACCTTAGTATCTTTACCCGCAGAGATTACCGGATAGGTAGATGTATAGAACTCATTCGCCCGTTCCACAAAAGCAAACTCGTCTAGGAACAGTAAGTTCACTGACATACCACGGATAGAACTACCAGAGGTTGCGGCAGCAATAATGCGTGAGTTGTTACTGAACTCAATAGAACCCTTGTTGAGTGCCTTGCAGCCGGGTTGTAGGAAGAAGGGTAGGTTCTCTAACATCAAGGTGACGCGAGACAACATCTCTCTCGCAGTCGCACCCTTGTTTGCTAGGATTGCAATAGTTTTTTCACTATGAAAACAAGCAAACCAAATAAGATACCCGACAGAAGATATAGACTTACCAGACTGTCTACATGCAAGGACAATGCTAAATCGGTTGTTGTTGAAGTGATCAAACATCTTCTCCTGATATGGGTATAGGTCAAATGGCACTAGGCCGTAGTCAAGGGATATGACTTTTAGATAGGTCTTACAGAAGTATATCGGATTGTTGGAACACTTGATGTATTCCTTTACTTCTGATTCTGTGAACTGATGCTGAACACCATCTCTCTTGACATTAATGTTGCCAAGATAAGACTCATTCTGTTTTGGGTTCAACATCTATGACATTCTTCTCATTATTTATAAGTCGCTGTAAGTCTGTAGTAGTTCCTACGAAAAGGTTGTTTGTCGTGTTGCCTACTTGTTTAATTTCATCATCTTTATTGATTTCTTTGTGTTTCTTATTCAAGTCCATCAACTTATCAGTAACATCTGCCATGTTTTTCATCATGCCAGATAAGACCTCAAAGGCACGAGGGTGTTCACTCTCTCGTGCGACTTCAATCATCAAATCCATACTCTCCCTGCCTTTTTCAATTATATCGTGATAGGTGTCACGGGAGGTTGTATAGTCATCTCTTATATTCTTGTCGTTACTTTTATCACTCATTATGCACTATCCAAATCAGTATCAATAAACCCATAATCACTATCAGCATTCACTGAGCTTGGATTAGGAGTGATCTTCAGTGTCTTGATATACACATCGCTATCATTGAGTCCTGCTTCTTGTAAGAACAAGTTGTTGCGTACATCGCGAATAACTGCCTTATTAGATTCAGGCCCGTACAGAGCAATCTTCATTTCAAAGTCTAATGTATATATGATTGTCCTACGCTGTTCCAGTGCACCCTCAAAGTCATCCGAGAAACTAACCCCAGATAATGTGACAGGCACATCTTCGGTCAGAGTGTTTATATCAGCAAATGGTTTGATTGTCAAGGTATATTGTGGAGTAAAGTACGGTAGGATCTGTTCTACGATCTGTAGTGCATCGTCCTGTGACTTGGCATATACATTCAACTGAAACGAGATTGTATATGGAGTAGACGTATAGAGTTTGCGTCTGTTAGTTACAGTATTAGCCACTGCTTTAGAGATTGCATTGGTCTTGGGTAACTGTCGTGTTGCATCATACTGCATGTTAGTAATCTCAAACGACATACGAGGCAACTTGATCGCTACCCTACGTTCTGACTCTTCGCCATTACTCATCTGATCTAATCGTGCGATGAAGTTTCTTTTGGGTGCGTAGGACAGAGGTACTTTAACCTGTGAGATAATCTCACCAGCAGAGTTCTCCCGTAAGACATAGAGGTTGTTGAACATAGATCCGAATACGGATACCGCTGTCCTCACTCTCTTATGATAAAACCATGTTCCAAACATTACTGGATATCTCCAAATGGATTACTCTCAGAGAAATCTAAGAAGTCACTCTCAAAATCATCAAAGAATGTGTTCTGGGCATCAGCCTGAATATTCTGTAGTTGTGCAACTAAAGATGGAGTTGCAACAGCAAGACTTGTCAGACCCTTGACTTGTGCATTTGTAACCCAAGTGTGGAACTTACCATCCGATGCACCTACATGCGCCAATTGTAATATCTTATCCGAATCAGACCAGTCGGTAACCTCACCTCTCATTGTATATGTGGAAAGTTCTTGTTCAACCGTTTCACCTATCGTATAACCAACACTGGCAGAGTCTAGTGTTACGGCATACTGGAATGCATTCTCTTCCTCTATAAGTTGTATTGTTTCGATGCCAGTATCAAAGTCCTCATCATTGTATTCAAACAGTTCACACTGCATACGGAATGTGGGTAGTTGACTCAACTGATAGAATGGGGCTTCGGTCTCAACTCGTCGTATCTCAAACATAGAGTTGGACAGGGTCAGGTAGATTAGGTCACCTTCACGGGGACGGAAGTTGTTTTCGGTAAGACGAGCACCTACTAGTTGCTTCCATCTTTTTCTGGAAACAATAAAGTTTGCTTGGTCTCTTAGTTCGATACCAAACTTGGTGAACAGATCACCCTCTCCATCAAATGCTTCGGTGTTCTCAATGTACATCTCCACCTTATACGAAGAACCAAACCGTGATGGCACATCGTCTCCAAAGATCTTGTCCTTGTTGACTATTTCGCGTGGGAGGTAATATACATCCTGACCATACATCTTGAGGGCTTCAATGATGATATCCTCATAGACATTTTGTTCAGAACGAACACCCTGTTTGAAATACGGGTTCGTTGCCATTATATCATCCTATGAAGAAGTCTGGTGGTGTGTCATACTCGTTGTATATTCGTTGACGAATTACTTCGATTTCTTGTTTGGCATCTTCGTATATCTGGCGACCATTCAACTGGACACCGCCCGGCAACACCATCCCCTCAAACTTAATTAGGTTGGAACCCCACTGTTCTTTGATTAGTGCAGTAGTATACTCTTTTACGAATATGTTGTTATATACTTTACCATTGGTGTTCGGATCAGTAGTAACATACATTTCAATAAGAACCTTATCATTTACCTGAAGGTCACCATGCGCCCCTGCTATATCACCAAAGATGTGTAGTTTATTATTGGCTCTCTGGTACTGGATCTGTGGATGACCCGTTAGTTTCAAATCAATAGTAGACAGATACTGTTGCATCTGTTCATAATATGCCAGATCACCGATACCAGTATTCAAGTCCCACATATCATTCAGACGCATCTGATACTTGATATCAAAGAAATTAACACTTCCCGTTTGGTCATCAATTGGATATACTCTGACCACACTAAGTATGTCATCAGCATTTAGTCCACTAGGTAAGGTATCTAAATCAAAGTCAATAAACCCACGATCAAGGATGGCCTGAGTTATTGTTATGATAGCAAATGTACGAGAACTACCTTCTCCGTCATACTCATTGAATAGTTGTAGTGCATCGTTGACACGATCTTCGATCTGTTCATCGTCCACATTAATTTCAATAACAGGGGCCCCTAGTCTACGGAGACAATATTCGATAAACTGGGATCTACTTGTGATTCTTTGATAACTTGACATCTAACTATTTATCCTTAGTTTAACAATGTGCCTGAATTGTTATATACATTGATTCTGTAATGAGTCCCGTGTTGACCATCAAGTTTATCTGCATCAAAACCCTTACCTGTTCCACCAAAATATGAATTAAGGCCAGAAGAGTCGATTGCTACAGTTCTTGTTGCTGCGATTGTACCACCGCCTGTCAGACCCGTTCCAGCAGTAATACTCACACCAGAGTGATCTATGTGTTCGTTAGCGACAAATCCTGATAAGTTGTCATGTCTCAGACTCGGTTCAAAATATGCTAAGAGTTCAGCTGAGTCAATTGCTACAGTTCTATCTGCTGCAATCGTGCCACCACCACTTAAACCAGTACCAGCAAGGACAGATACCGCACTATGGTCAATGTGTTCGTTCGCAACGAATCCTGATAAGTTATCGTGGACAATGTCTCCGTCTGTGGTTGATATTGCGCCATTACTATATGTAATACCTGTACCACCACTAAACATACCTTTGATGTTTGCTGAGTCAACTTGGATATCATCTGCGTTTGCAATAATACCCTTACCACCAACCACAGTAAAGGTTCTACTTGCGGCAATAGTACCACCACCTGTAAGACCATCACCCGCAGTAAGTGTCACTCCAGTGTGATCGATATGTTCGTTAGCAACAAATCCTGATAGGTTATCGTGTCTTAGACTAGATTCAAAATATGCTAAGAGTTCAGCCGAGTCAATTGCTACAGTTCTTGTAGCAGCAATAGTACCTCCGCCAGTCAAACCTCTTCCCGCAGTCACGGAGACTGAAGTGTGATCGATGTGTTCGTTAGCAACAAATCCACTCAAGTTATCGTGGACAATGTCACCATCAGTTGTTGTGATGGCACCAGTACCGCTGTTATAGGTAATACCAGTACCACCCGATAACATTGCTCTAACATTGGCAGAGTCAATATTAAAGGTTCCATCTGAATATGATAGACCCTTGTTACCGGCAAACATTCCCTTGACATTATCAGAGTCTATATTGAACTCACCAGAGGATACACTTAGACCTTTGTTCGCAGTCAGATGTGCTCTTACTTCAGATGCACTAGGCCCTGTGTAGGTAATAACACCTGTTGAACTATTGTATGATGCACTTCCATCTCCACCCGCATCGGTTACCGATACGGCACCTCTTGCACGTGCAGTGGTATGATAAAGATTAGTGTTTTCAGTTAAGTCTGCGGTTGTATGGTTAGATATGTCAGAGGTTGTACCCGTAACATTACCGACAATATTTGCAGCGATAGGATAGTTTGAAGCGAATCTTGTGTTCGCATGATTCCAAGTGAATGTCGGTATAGTACCTGAAGACCACGCCCCGAATGTCAATCCCGCACCGTCTGTTAGTGCACTTGATGTTGAACTATCAGCAATAGTGATGTTCTTATCTGTCACTGTTAGGGTTGTTGTCGCAACATCAGTCTGTGAACCTAATATCTGTAGATTACCACTGATGACTACATTACCAGTTGCGGCGATATCTGCGAAAGTTACATCATCTGAGGTCGCAACTGCCTGACCAATACTGATCGCACCATTACTGTATGTTACACCAGTACTACCTGAGAACATTGCTTTTACATTAGCAGAGTCAATATTGAACTCACCGCTGGATACAGATAAACCTTTATTTGCGGTTAAATGCGCTCTGACTTCGGTTGCACTGGGGCCAGTATAAGTGTATGTCCCGTTTGAACTGTTATATGCAAATGAACCGTCACCGCCAGCATCCGTAGCAGAGAACATTCCTCTGACATTTGAAGAGTCAATATTGAACTCACCACTTGATACCGAAAGTCCTTTGTTTGCAGTCAGGTGTGCTCTTACCTCAGATGCACTAGGGCCCGTGTAGGTATATACACCCGTACTGCTGTTATAAGAGAAAGAACCATCACCACCAGCGTCAGTTGCGGATACTAATCCTCTGACCTCCGCATCCGTTCTTTCTGTGAATGAAAATGCACCTGTACCACTATTGTACGCAAGGTCTCCACTAACACTAAACATACCTCTAACATTAGCGGAGTCAATGTTAAACACTCCACTTGATACTGAGAGTCCTTTGTTGGCGGTAAGATGTGCTCTTACTTCCGCTGCACTCGGGCCCGTATATGTGTAGACCCCATTACTATATGAGAAACTTCCGTCTCCCCCTGCATCCGTAGCAGAGAACATCCCCTTGACATTATCAGAGTCTATGTTAAACTCGCCAGATGATACACTCAGACCTTTATTTGCGGTTAAGTGTGATTGTGCTTCAGATGCACTAGGCCCTGTGTAGGTTAGAACACCTGTACTGGCATTATATGAAAGAGAACCATCTCCTCCTGCGTCAGTTACCGATACCATCGCACGTACATTAGCGGAGTCTATATTGAACTCACCGTTACTAACTGCAAGACCTTTGTTCGCAGTCAGGTGTGCTCTTACTTCACTTGCTGATGGGCCTGTGTATGTGAATACTCCAGT